ACAAGAACTCGAAGAGTGTCTTCGCATAATGTTCAAGGATATTCAGAAACCATTCGACGACAACTGTCCAACAGAGAGGAAGAATTTCCTCAGCTATTCCTATGTCCTCTACAAATTCTGTGAACTCCTGAGTGAAGATCAATATCTCCAATACTTCCCACTTTTGAAATCCAAGGAAAAGTTATATCAACAAGATATGATATGGAAAAAGATTTGTGAAAAACTTAAGTGGGAATTTATTCCGACAGTATAATTAAATGTCGATCGAAGAATGTCCGAATTTTCCTGTATGTCGTAAGATGATGCGACAGGGGTTATTAGTCTGTAGTAGGTGTTTTTGGAGATTTAGTAACAAATCCTTGGAATTTAAACGTGATAAGTGTCAAATATGTATCCAAGAGACAGAGTGCGTCAAAATGCGTAAATGTTCACACTTTGCGTGTCCAAAATGTTTCAATAATTTTGATATATGTCCAATTTGTAGGGACTCAAAATAATATACGGATATGATAAATGGCTCTCGTGTACATGGTTATGAGCAATTCCAAGTATCTCAGTGAGCATGGATACGAAGACGTAAAGGACAAGAGTGTATTGGCGCGTCACCGCGCATTGATGCGTGTTATTCGATCAGGCGAACCCCCCCTCAGCCTGTTTCGCCGTCTAAACGCACTCATGATACTCTTCAAGAACAAAGACCGTAACCTTTCCAAAATTTTTAAACAGGATAGAGATTGGGTGAAAGAGAAACTAATATAAGATGATTCTTATCGACCGAATTATTAGGATTCTCAAAAATGACATTTACTTACCTTACAGGTGTTACGTGAATAAGAGACAACTCATGAATCCTCGAGATTGTTGTACGTGTAAGAATTTCTGTAGAAAACCACCAAGTGGTGGAACACCTGTATACATTAAAATATCGAGTATTAATAATGTGGATACTTCTCGTAATCGCGCTTTTATTGAATACGCTCGTCGGAAGATTAATATCAAAACCACGAGGTGAAGGGTTTGGGGGTCAGATACGAGATGTTGGTTTCGACATCTTACCAGATTTGAGTAAACATGAGATATTACACGACATCACATTAATCGTACCTTTCATTTTCTTGGTACTCAACTGGAAAAATATAAATCAAAAAAAATACATATCATTTCTGACCATCATGTATTTCATGCGGGCGCTCTCAAATATGGTGACTCAATTTCCAAGAGCGAAAAGTAAACCATGTAGTCAGAATAACCCACTCTCGAACTGTAACGATTACATGTTCTCGGGACACACGACATTCAATATCGTGACATCTTACTTTTTAAACAATGGATTATTCCCCGTGTACCCAATCATTTCATCTCTCGTGACCATTTCCACGAGAGCGCATTATAGCATTGACGTTCTCATGGCTTGGATTATATTTTTTGCGCTCAAGTGTACAGTTAAATGATACGATGAACCATCTCTTCTCACCCTATATGAATCTTCCGAACCTCAACCTCCCGACCAGGATGAGGTGGGTAATTCACCAGATACGCCGTCTTTAGACCTGTCAGACGAAGATAGTTATTACCCTGCAACTCCGCCGCGTCATTCAGGGTCTTGATCGTCTTAAACTCTAAAACAGTCTCGTTATTAATAATGATATCCGCCCTTAAATTACCAATCACATGCCCCTTGAACGGAATCGGAATGATTCTTTCAGATTCGTAAGGAACCCCCTTCTCACGTAGTAAAACTTCCATAGCAGTATGATATACTCTCTCACTGTACCCAGGTCCCAGTTGAGAATATATCTCTCGAGCCAGGTCTTCTATCATTAGATCCAACTAATTTTTCTTCTTTATCTACTATAAGATGGTAAATGATAGGAAGTCTATAAAAAATATAGCCACCCAACCGACGGAAAAACAACGCGCGGAAGCTGTGCGTAGACAGAAAAGAACCAAAGAGTTACTGTTGAATAAACGTAGAAGGGAAAGTATGATTAATCAACTTTCTCGTGCATTTAAACGGGTCAATATACCACGTAATTTTTTTAATCTTGGTACGGTAACCAGTATGAACAATCGGTACTTATCGGTTCGGTTAAGTCGGAAACTAATCGGAAATTTACAACAGATTTACAAAAAAACGTTGGATGAACGGGTCGAGTATGCAGGTTCGATACCTTTCACTGTAAATAATATACGAAATTACGCGAGGTTTGGTACACCAACCGCCCATACAAATCAAAAATTGGGTGGTGTAACTTTCACACAGGAAGATGTGACCCAGTATATCACGTATCATAGTCACCCAGCTCCAAAGGACATGGGACCACTTTTTACGTATCCGAGTGGACCCGATTTGAAATTGTATATAAACACGTATCCGAGTGTACAGGCAAATATTATCCTCGAAAAACAGGGATACTATATCATAGACCTCATCGAAACGAATATGAACAAACCTAACGCGGGTGAGGTGATCGAAACATTCGAGAGTCTCATACGTTCTAAAGAATTCGAGAGAGTCGCAGTGACATGGAGTAGTATCCCTTTTTTCCAAACTACCTCACCCATCTGGAAACGTACTATAAATAAGTACATAGATCCTATCATGCGTAAACAATTTGGAATATCTATTAAATATTACACTTGGAGTGAACTTGGTGAGATCACTCTTTTAGATAAAAATAACATAATGAATTTCTCATAGTTAAAAACGAATCCCTATAAACTCTCAGTATATATCAGGGTATCAATGAGATTAGGCGTCGTACGTCCAAATGTGATGTTAAGAAGACAACGATTGAAATTGTCTCGTGAAGTTGTCCACAATTTGAAAGAGATAAGTAAGGTATCTTCTATCAAGCGATGGGAATATGCAGGTGGTATCGAATATACTAATTTTAATTTTAGTACACCAACACGGGTTACATCAAAAAAACGAAACACTGTCGAATCTCCTGAAATTGAACGAGTGTGGTATTCTGAAATATCATATCATACACACCCAGGGATTGGGTATCATGAATGGACTATATGTGAAAATACACCGATATTTACCACCCTCCCCAGTAATTCAGATTTTAATGCGTATATCAAGGGTTTTCCCAATATGCAAGTCAATATTATTTGTGATTCACACGGATATTACATTATTGACATCTTAAAATCAGTCTATAATAGAGCAACACCATTACCCGAAGCTGTTCATGAATATATGAGAAAGTTACGTAGTAGACCATTCATGCGCATAGGTGCATTTTCAGAGGAAGGTAATGAATATTTCTACACAACTCTACAAAACTGGAAAAGATATATGAATGAAGACGTCAACCCTGAAATGGTAGATCTATTCGGGATATCGATTCAGTATTATGGGTACGACGATGAACCACCAAATGTCACCATCTATCGGGATATAGACGTAGCATAGAATCCTCCAACTCATCCACCTCATACCAAGCCCAATGACATTCCGATGAATCCTTATCCAGTTTACACAGTTCCTGTGCTTCTTTTATCGCTTCTGTGAAACGTAAACGAAGTCTCAGATTTTCCTTGATTGGGCGCACCTCCACAATACTCGGTCGTTGGTACATACTCTCAAGAACATTCCGTCGAGTTTTTGCCACCTTTATCTTGTAGAGACTGTTTTCAGAAAAAGTTGCGGAGCATTTCATACTTTGATATGGTATTCAAGTTTTAAGTGGGTGTACTATTACACCTTAAAACGAAAAATAAAATGAAAATAACCACGAATACGTTTATCAAACTTTGTGGTCCCCCCTCGAAAAAATATTCAAGTAGTAAATTTGGGTTTTTCCATATATAAGAATCATCTCGTCTTAAAAAGGTCTCGGTGATGGACATGTTAATTCCGTGTCCGTGTGTAGCATGCCAGCACCACGGTGGGATAGTGAGACTATCACCCGGATATAATATCGTTTTATAAATTTTCATTTTGCTGTGATCCATTTCAAAAAAATCGCCTACAGCAAAATTGGAACTACTGAATTTAAAGAATGAATTTTTACGAATGTTTGGATTGTCATAATTACCGAAGATGTAAACTGTTTTACTCCCAAATAATTGATTTAGTATAAAATCATTATTGACATGTAAATGTAAACCAGTTTTATGATTTTTACCTAAATATAATAACAATTCATCAATTACCTTCTGTTCTGTTTTTGGGTTATGTAAGGATTTCAACAATTTTTCTGAAACATCCTGTTCGAATAAATCAACTTCTGCGCAATATAATAATGGTGACTTATTTGTTTTCCAGTGTTTAAACAGTTTTTCCATCGTATATTCTTTTACACTCGCGGAACAGGTGTGTGTATTTTCTGTTTTGTACACTTCTATGGGTAACCGGACATCATCAAACATGGAAATGATTTTTTCCATGGTCATCTTTTTCGCTTCTGGCTCGTACAATCCTCGTATAACAACTGGTTTTTCAAAATCCCTTCTGAACAACCGTTTTTCATCCATCGTCATTTTTTCATATGTGTAAGTTGGTAATTCCAAATATGATGACATGTATATTAAAGTTTTGTAATATAAATATATTTAAGGATGTTATGCATCGCTTGTGGACCTGATAATTATCCCTGTAAAAAATATGTCATAGACGATACTCGATTGTGTGCGGATCATAAACATGTCGTGAATGAAGAGTGTGGGGCTTGTGACAAACCAATGTACTATAGAACCAAGTTATCGTGTGACCACGCGTTTTGTGATGATTGTATTTTAAAACAATTCAATGACGGTGGCGTTTCTTGTTTCACGTGTTCTAAATTTACGTATCTCGATCTATTCACGGTGTGTGAGATGACTGATAAGATAATTGATTCTCGCATACAATTTGAGGATGAACAAGATGAGAATAAAAAGGTAGCATATGCACTACAACTTTTTGAATTTGTCACAAAGTATTATAAATGTTTGATGATTCCGGATGTAAAATATAAAAAACTTTGGAATATAATTTACAAAAAGAATATAGAATTTTCTGAAGATGATGAACGCTTCGAAAAATTTACATACGAACTTTATTTTATTAAAAAATTAGCTTCAAGGATATCTCCACCAACCAAAAAACCCAAAAAGAGTAATCGTCGCCGTAGATCAATGAGACGGAAGTCCGTTTAATAAGGATACTTCCTCACCCATAAATTACAAATCCATTTCTCCCCAGACTTTACAGGTTTCCCACCATGTAAAGCTTTGGATGTAATGAGATTGTAGTTATCTAACGTATCAAAAAATAACGCATCACCAGCCTTGAGTGTATACGATTTTTTTATGTTTGGGAATACAGTTTCACCACCACTGTATCCATCATTCAATGCGAGTATGAATGTATACATTCGCATGTTCTCCTCATTCGCGAACGAATCTTGGTGGGGTTTGTAATATCCACCAGCTTTGTATCTAACAACCTGGAGTTTCTCGTAGTTGTCTATAGGTCTGTCTGTGTATTTCAGACATTTTCTCACCACGGTATCTATAATTGTATCTTCTCTACCCAACCATGCTGTATCACTCTTGCGAAAACTCGTGTCTATCGTCTTGTCTGCTGAGATGGTTGATGGTTCCAGTTTCCCCGAAGCTTTTTGTATGATATGTCTTCGTTCCTCTTCGGTTAGAAAATTCTCAATCAACGTTGGTTCTGGATATCTCGGTA